TGCCGCGCCATCGATGAAATGGAAGAGCGCGAGTTCCAGCGCAGCATGGGCGAGTAATCGGCCAGGCCCCTCCGAAAGGAGGGGTCTTTATTTTTTGTTGGGGAAAGGAATGTCGAAGGACCTAAAGGAGCTTTTGGCTGCATTGGTAATCATTGCGGTAATCTGGCTCGCTATCAATTTCATTGGCCGGTACTGCTGGAAAGAGATCCGTCAGAAGAAGATAGATCGCCTACTTATCAGCCGAGCCACCATGCGATCCATTCTCGGTAAGGCTGCCAAGAAGCACCGCGAGGTCGAGAAGAGTCTCCTTCTGAACATGGAGAACGCTTCGAAAATGATAATGGGTGAGGAGGTCGCTTACCTATTTCATCGAATCAATGAAGCTCGGGAGTTCAAGGATCTCAGAACAATGGGATTATGCCGCAAGCGGCTTGATGAGCTAGCCGAAACCATGGCCGCCACCCGCGATCAGGCCTTGGCTAAGATTGATGCCGTTTACGAACGCAGTATCGCAGATACCAAACAACGTCTGAAAGACATCGAAGAAGAATTGAAGGAGCTGGACTATGTCGGAAGCTAAAAGCAAGTTGGATCGTCAGTAAGGATAGGGGACTTCGGTCCCCGACTCCTCGAGTCTTTTTTTTTCGTGAAGATTGAAGTGGTGATGGGTATTGTATGTTCCACTCAGTTTTTTCTCGGAAAGAGGAAGGAAGGGTGGAATTTGCGTAGCAAATTCCGGGTTGGTTGGAGATAGGATAGACCAGGTTCCGTACGGAGATGAGCGTAGCGATATCGACTAGGAACTTCTAATAGCGACGAAGTCGCTATAGGTGCGTAAATAATTACGTGAATAGATAATGGTAAATCCTAATCCATCCAAAACAAAGGAGGGTGTCCTAAAACACCCTCCGTGAGAACACGATTCTTTATGCCGCAAATAGGGTAGATAACTATCAGGACTCTGATGCTCTTTACTCTTCGGAAGAAGACCAATGATGTAACCATCGATCCTTAACTGGAAGGTTATTCCAATGACTGAAAACGAACGTGAAGAACTCCATCTCAAGGATGGAGCTCCGGAACTTGCTTCCGAACCGGGAACGAAACCTCAAGGGGATGTAATGATCGAAATTCCATTCGATCAAAACTGGAACGGTGAAATGACCGATCTGGTACAGAGCCTGGAATCCAAAGGATGGAAGGTATCTACTAAGGTATTCTTCGATCCATCCTTCGAGGATAATGCCTCTGACGGCGTAGCCACCGGCCGTCCGGTGTCTGGTACCCTGGAAGGTGCCAACAACATCATCGATGGCGTGAGCATACCTAAGATCGATGAGAAGTCCGTCTACAAGGTCGTACAGATCGTACGTCCTGAGGACACGATCCCAGGCGGTGATTCCAAGCTCCTCTACCTGATGAATGGTAACGGGGATGTCAAGGAATACATGAAGAACGAGGGCTACCTCGTCGTGGATGACGCAGATGGTCTACACACTGCGTTGATCAACCATCCTGAGAAAACGCCATAAAGGATCGACCACCCCGAAGGATGATCGATCCAATCTATCTACGGTAATACATTATCCACTCGAATCAGTATCGAGGTTTCCCACCGAGAGACATTTTCAAGATCTTCCGGTATTGCTCGGTATTGTTCATAGTGGAAATGCGTTGCCACTTGGTGGTCAGGTATTCCCAGTACATCTGGTTCGCGTCAGCGTAGGAGTCCACGACCTCACGGATACGACCCAGAGTCATACCGCCTCGGATCTGACCTTCATCGAGGTCGATCACCAGAGTGTTGTAGATGTAGCCTTTTACGGCAAGAGCTACTAACTCTGCGAATGCGTGGTAGTAAACTGGCTTCAGGTCATTGAAGTTCGGTTCGTGGGTCACAGTGGCTCGCAGAGCGGCGTCACCAATCACTTGGTTGGCGTCGTTCACGAGTACTGTGTTAACTCCTACGATCTGCACGTATGCTGTACCAAGAGTCGCCGTACCACCCACAGCGCGCATGATGTCCCGCCCCACAAGGAGCAGGTCAGAAGCGCGACCGTCGTAGCCGGCGGTACCTTGGCCAGAGAGTCCTTGGGTAATCCCATAGACCAACTCGTGGACCGTGGTGATGCGTCGACCGCCGAGTACATCTCGGCTGAATCGATAGATCATGTTCCAGGCATCGAGGAACTCACGCTGGGCCAGCCCCAGAGGTAAGAACATCTCGGTACCACCAATCAAGTTGACATCAATCGACACCCGCCCTTCAATTACGATCTGGCGGATTTGTTGATCGATGGAAACCGAGGTTACGTTATCGAAATACCGGTCGTTCTCTACCGGGTCGTAACGTTTCGGCATGAAAGCCTGCTTGAGAATATCTCGCGGGATCTCAGCCTTCACTTTGATAAGTGCGACCGTGACCGGGTCCATAAGCAATCCTCCCTAAGGAATGGGTGGTCATAGCACTAGCCCGTACCTTTTCACGTAGTAAACTGTCCATTAGGAGACATGCATGTCTGAAGCAACCAACGTTGAACAAACCCTGATCGAAGCCAAAGCACAGGAAGTGAAGTTCTGGGCTGTGGGCGGTACCGGTATCAACCAACTGAAGGCCTACCGCAGCGACCAGCCGCGCAATGCCGCTCAGCTGGCACAGGAAACCTTCATCTACGTCGACACCAGCTTCGCCAACATGGTGGGTTCGTCCGCCGACAACTTCTTCGTTGTCAACGACGGTAAGGGCCTGGGCAAAGATCAGCGCGAAGGCGACCGTATCTTCGAAGCCGAAATTCCAAAGCTGATGCTCAAGCACAAGCCGGCCAAAGTCAACGTCGTGTTCTACTCGCTGTCTGGCGGTACTGGCTCGACTGGCGGCCGTCGTTTGGTGAAAGCTATTGCCGAAACCGGTGCGGTGGTTATCGCTATCGTCACCGGCGACTACAAGTCCGACCGTTCCACCGGTAACAGCCTGGCCTCGCTCATCAACCTCGAGCAGGACCTGAAAGAGATCAATGCCGAATACGCGATCTCCTACCACAAGAACGACCCCAAGAAGTCGCTGTCCGGCAACAACGAAAAGGCGTTGCGCACCGCTCGTTGGGTATCGATGCTGGCATCCGGCAAGAACGCCCACATCGACGAAAACGACGTTCGGAACTTCTTCAAGTACAGCAAGAACAACCGCTACCCAGCGCAGCTTGCTCTGCTCGAAGTGTTCGTGAACGAAGAAGACCTGCTGGCGGCTACCAAGGATATCCAAGTGATTTCCTTCGGCGCCCTGATGAAGTCTCACGACGACATCGTGCCCGACGTTGACGCTGCCTACGACACTATCGGCTACCTGCCCGACGAAGGCCGCGTGTTCGACAACTCGTTCTACTTCATCCTCTCGGGGGTGCGCATGAAGCCGATCATGGACGAGCTGAAGACCACTCTGGCTGAATTCAAGCAGAAGGTCGGCATCACTGAGCAAGCTTCCAGCCTGCTCGACTCTCCAGCAGCAGCCGGTAGCCAAGGCGGTACCGTCTATCTGTAAGTAATACATGCAGGGCGGGGAAACCCGCCTTGTATGCCCTTAATCCAAAATAGGTAATGCAATCATGACAGCCACTAACATGGTGTTTGTCTGCGAGAAGTGCGACAACGTTGACCACCTGCAAGCGACCCACCAGAACGGCGGAGGCTTCCAGTGCTACCGCTGCCTGAATGGCACTTGGCACGGGATCTTCGACGAAGAGAAGTACGATCCAAATAAGCACGTTTGTATCAACCGCCACAACCCGTACTTCGGGGAAAACGGCGAGCCGAGCTTCAGCTGAGAAGCCGGCACTAATTTCGGGAGAGAGGTGTAAAAACCTCTCTCCCAACCTTTATTTTTTGTAACTAACTACCGCGCAAACTAATCATGTAGTCTACGGAGGTGACTATGCAATTATCGCTAAGACATGTGGTTGAGGAGCGCGAAGAGCGTGACCCTCCGCCCCAGAAGAAATTCGAAAGACGCGAGAACACCCTGCTGGTAGATGTGAAGGATATCCTGGGGCGCCTCAACGCTACGGGTACTTTCGACAATGCCATCTTGGAGTCCTGGTTCGCTAGACAGTACTGCAAGGCTTGGGGTATCCCGTGCGTCAGCATGCGGCTATTCGATTTCAAGGAGCCGGCTGTTCCCTACGAACGGATGCGGGTAACCCTCACCGCTCAGCGCCTCTGCATAGACCCAATTCAATATCTTCCAACGCCAGAGCCTAACTGGCTCGATGATGAAGGGATCTACTTCCTTATCGATGGTGATTACTTGGCCATGGGGAATAGCCGTGCAATTGAGCAGTGTTGGCGAAATATGTATCCTTGACTACTCAGATGTCAGCGGCATGGCAATTGGGGAAGTTGCCAAATACAACGACAAGCTGACGGCTAAGGACCGTCGGTTCATTACTGACCTTGTAGCCGAAATGATCGACGACTACCTGACCACCAAGATGTGGTGGACCAAGTGTCCCGACGAGAAGGACAGTGATATCTACATCGGTAAGTTCCAGGGTCTTCTGAAAGACCATCCCGATCCCTATGAGATGATCGAGCAGCTGCGTGATGAGATCGCCAAGTTGCTACGCTCGGTTATCAAGTTACCGACGTGGAATGTAGTATACATGAGACGTCGCACCACCGGCATTGAGATCGAGATGGGCGAAGACTACAGGGTTACTGATTGGATGAAACGGCATGCGAAAGAATATCTCAGCCGGCGAGACAGGCCGAAAGAGTGGTGAATCCCTGATCTACGCTGCAGGCGACTGGATGCGGCGTATCGAAGAGTTCTACGCAGAGTTCGACTACTACGATGGATTCACCATCCAGAACTACACCAAGGCGCTCATCGAAAAGGTGGCCGTCAGTACCATTGATAAAACAGCACCGTCCATACTGGAGATTGCGCGTACCCATTGCAAGAAGCGTGAACATTTCCTCCCGCTTCTGGAAGTCATCGCCGAACTCGACGATGAGTTAAGACAATTCTTTGCCGACAACATAAACGAGATGATGGTGGTCACTGCCGCTGCCATCCCGTTTGACACTAAGTTCCTCGTTGTCGAAACAACTTATTTCGGGAGGTCCGATGAAACTGGATTTGAGCGATATATCGAAACTCGTCGTAGAGAAGGGGAAGTTGTACACTCCGAGCTCGACCGATGGATCAGCCAATGGCGAGCTGACGGAGACCCAACTCAAGTATTCCTACGCCATCGTCACTGTCTCTAACCTCGGCCTCGACGCCATGGAAGACGAGACCCAGGTCGATCAGTCGGCATTGCTGGCAGCCGTCCTGCGTAGCGAGTTCTTCGATGATGACTTCTCGCTGAAGCACCTGTCGAACAACACGCCGCACACCGCGGCAGATCGTGTCGACGAAATCGCTGGCGTTATCGACTCGTGGTATTCCGACAAGGTCGACCAACTGCATGCCGAGTTCGACTTCCTGACTGCCATGCGCCCTGCGCGCATCAGCGACCTGATCGTCGTCAACGGTTCTGCTCTCCTTGAGATCTGTCAAGGCGAGGAGGAAACCAACGAGGGTTTCGGCGCCGTCGACGTCACCAACGATCCTGCGGAAGCGGACGTCGAGGACGAGGAAGAAGAGGAAGAAGGGGAGGAGTGATGGAATTGAGACTGTCGGTCGGAAGGACCCGGTCTCTGATCGTCGATATCTGCCCTGAAGAACTCGAAGCCCTTAACCGGTTGGGGGATTTCGTCCCCCACATGTGTCGTGATGATTTCGTAGAGAAAGTCTGCAGTCTCCTGTTGGTGTCGATCCTCGTTAAGAACCGTAACGATGTCATCGACGCGTTTGAGCGGTTGGTGGTAATGACTGCCTTGTCTAACATGGCAGACAACCACAAGCTCTGGGGCGAATTCCTCCAGCTGCTCAACTACTTCAGGGACCTGCATCATCACGACATCGGTCTGCGGGATGAACTCAATCGATTGCCACGCGGCGAACTAAGGGTACATCCCGAGGAAAGGTTCCAGATAAAGTTCGCCAAACGTGGCAGCTACTTACTGGTGACCTGATGGACGACTTTCGGCTTGTTGCAGATATTGACCAAGAGGCCGTATTCCAGTTCTACGCGATAGCCGATACACTGAGCCAAGGTCCTGATCTGGAAGATGAAAATCTAACCATCATTACCGGACTGCTCTTCTCGGCTATCCTAGAGCTGTGGGTAAATGCAAGCTGGGACGACTTGGAGGTGATCCAGGAATTCCTAGACAATTGCAGCGATACGGAAAAGGCCAGTAAAGCTAAACGCTGGTTGGAAGAACTATCAAGACCAGTCCACAAGGTCTTCCCTATCTGGACTGACACTAAAGGAATCATCGAGGAAGTAGGCAGGGAAATTCGAGACAGGAAACAGGGGACCCCGCGTTTTGGACAATTTCGGACGGCTAAGACTGGCGGTAGCTTTGCTTGCCACGTACACTTCGACACAGACTGATGGAGCGAAAAGAATGGCTGGTCGGAAATGCTTTATCTTTGAACTACAACCCTACCATAGCGTGACCCGTGACGCTATGGTTTCTATGCTGTCTGCATGGGTATTAGCCATCGCGGAAACGGACACATGGATCGGCCATTCCAAGGCCTCCGAGCTGATGTATAAGTACAAACTTACGAGCAAAGCTATTGAGGATATGTCAGTAATCGTCCTCGATGCCATGCACGACAGTGGCTTGTACGAGCATCTTAACTTCAACAAAGCTGAGTTGATCAACACCGTCTGTCAGATCAATAAAAGTGACACAGCGTACGTGGAGCTTGAATGGGTATGACGAATAACCTGCCTGTTGCTACTAAAGAGATGCTCATCTCACTGTACGATGAGCGTCTCAACATGTTTGTGTCAAAGGACGACATGGGGTACTACATGGAGATTCTTGGTGCGGTCGTTAGCGACTTCATCATGATGTACCCAATAGCGCACCATGTTCTTAACTGGCCGCCGACAGAGATTATCCTGGAACATCTGTCGACACTGTCGCCGGTTAGGACTCTGTACGACTCCCTTGCGACTCTGTTGTCAGAGACTGGGTATCCGGTGACCGTGATCAATAACCTTTCGGTGGTACACCATGCGCCTAGGGAAAACACTGTCATTAAAACATCGTCCCATCTGCGGCTCGGTAGGCTCCACTAATCGAGATGATGCGCACTTCATCGTCATCAACATCGACGACATTCTTAAGAAGTTTGTTAGCGACGTTGATAGCAACGTGGATGACCTGGGCTACGACGTAAACGCTATCCTTAGCGAATACTCAGGTTTCGCCCACGGTCGTTCTACCGACTGCTTCCTGCCCCTTGCCGATATGCTTTACCGCCGCCGATATGTAAATAATGAAATGGATGCAGAATTCATTGCAGAGAAATGCATGACTTACCTGTATCCAGAAATAACCGACCTGATCAAGGGTCTGGGCTATCTCGCCGGATCCGTGTACATGGTCAACTTCAAAATAGCGAAGTCATCGCGCAGTGTTACCTGCGACGTGATGTTCAAGGTGATTTGATATCGGGGGATAACGCATGGCGCGTTATGAAATCGTGGGCTACTGTCCAGCACTGGCAATGGTTCTCGAAGAAGCTTGCTACAATAAAGTGCCGTACGAGCACTGCGACGAATCTCCCCCGTTTCCTGTCTGGCGTGCCCAGAGTGAACGGCGGAGATTCTGGGGCGATCTAGAGAGGGCATTCGTAGACGTGGACCTGCTTGACCGCGAATACGAGCACGTAATGGACGAGATGTATCACGCCATCCTCGGCTGCGAAGAAGATGATTTGAAAGAGATGGTGCTGCGAGGCACTCTGATCCAGCTAGACATCGATAAGCGTGGCTACTACCGAGCCATCGAGGAGTAATAGCGTGAAGCTCATTTCCAGCAACACCGGCAAGACGTTGTCCTTCGAAACCATCGCTGGTGAGAAGTACAACAACCTGAAGTTCGTGTCGATGCCTGACGCTGACATGGTTGCGGATACCGGAAACGATCCGCTTGCCAAGCACACCCAGTACTGGCCGTATATGACGGATGGTACTCCGAACGACTTCCGGGCCTACCAATACGCCAAGTTCATCGACTCTGAAAAGAAGCCGATCTACTTCGGTGTTCCGTGGATCCGTGAGTCGTCTATCGTTGAGAACAACTCTCCGGCTACCATGTTCACCTTCCCGGCCGGCACCACAGCCGACCAGATCGATAACGTGCGAGCCATGTGCCTGGCATCAGGTATCGAAGGCTTCACGGTTACGACTCTGTAGTCCGTCCCCACCTACTGGCTCCGGCTGGTAGGTGGGGAGGCTATGCCCTCTTCTTTTTTTTTCTTACTATCGATCCTAAAGATACGTGAGGCAATTCGTAAAGGAAAGGTCATGTCCGCCGAGAATCCGTTCCTGTGGGATGTCAGCCAATATAAGCGTGACATCGAAATCCGTAAAGGTTACTTCCAACAGGTAGCCAAGTATCTGTCGCTACAGCTTAACAAGCCGTACGAAGATTGCTTGAAGTACGTCATCAACAAGTTCAAGCAAGACAAGGGCGTCAAGTTCCGCGACCCCGGTATGCTTCAGCTGGTTCGGAAAGGTCCGGGCCACCGTGAGAAGGATGAAACCACGTTCCTCAACTACGTGGAAGATATCGTCCACACAGGGCGAATCGTTTCTCCATCGCTGGTCGTGTATGAGCGTCCAGAAGTTGAGAAGTCGGTTACTGCTGAATGGCAGGACGACAACATCAAAGCGCGTAAGAAGTCGAAGAACGCGATGTTCGAGTTCAAGCAGCTCGGCGAATTGATGAAGGCAGCTCTGGCCGACTATGACCAGAACGCCCGTAAGATCCGAATCAACTCCGTGTCCGGTATGCGGGGCTTTGAAGGTAACCCGCTGTATCTGGCGACTGGTCACTCCAGCCTGACCTCGCTTTGCCGTGCAGCCGCAGGTTACGGTAACGCCACGGTAGAACGCTTCCTCGCAGGTTCACGCCACTATCATAGCCCAGAGATTGCCAAGGCTAACTTGGTAGCGATGCTGACCATCGAGAACCCAGCTCGCATCCAAGCTGTGATCGATGAGTACAACCTGGTCTACCCATCGGTGCTCGACACCATGGAAATGGTTCACCGTTCGTCTGACCTGTACTGGCAGATCCCGGAAGAATCGCAGACCATCCTCGCAATGGTAAGCGGCATGACTCCACTGGAGCGTGCGACTGTCTGCTACTCTGGCGACCTGTATCACGTTGCCAAGCTCAACCCCGAAGTGGTCAAGGGGATGATGGGGTCGTTTATTGATGACGATCTGTCCGGCATGCCTGATGTAGATACGAAGGCTCTGCTCAAGACTCTCGACTCGACAGAGAAGGCCTACGTGAGTGCTCTGTGCGCTGACGTGCTGATGGGTACGACTCTCAACGAGGTTGAAGAGAAGGACCCGACTGGTTGGCAGAAGATCGGTAAGATGGCGACGAAGTTCATCGCTAACCGGAAGAAGCACTTCACGCTGATCAACGCTCTGTTCGCACCTAGCCATCTGCCACCAACCGTAGCATCGCTGAAGTCTATCCAGCGCCGGGTATGTTTGGCAGCGGATACTGACTCCTCGATCTTCACCACGGCGTTCTGGGTCAAGTGGTACACCGGTAACCTCAAGCGCGGGAAGACCGAAGACAACATCTGGTATCTGACCACCTACATGGTCTGCCAATGTATTGCGCACTCTCTGGCAATGCTGTCGGCTAACGTGGGTGTGGAGCCGGGTCAGATCTTCCGTCTGGCAATGAAGAACGAGTACGCGTTCCCTGAGTTCGCTCTCACCAACCTTGCTAAGCACTACTTCTCCACCATGTCGATGCGTGAAGGTAACGTATACGAAGAGTTGGACATGGAGATCAAGGGTGTTGAACTGCGCGGCTCTACCTCGACTAAGCACATCCTCAAAGCCCAGTCTAACATGATGAAGAACATCCTGCACACGGTAAACCGTGGCGAGAAGTTGCTGGCTCGTGATCTGCTGGAAGAGGTGGCGAAGCACGAGATGGAAACTATCATGTCGATCAAGCGTGGCGAGTACACTTACTTGCGCTCTGCTCAGATCAAGCCTGATAGTAACAAGATGCCGCACCACGAAATGTGGCAGGACGTGTTCGGGCCGAAGTACGGCAAGTCCATCGAACCTCCGTATCCGTGCGTGAAGGTCACTACAGAGCTGAACAACAAGACAGCGCTGAACGAGTGGCTGGAAGGTATCGAAGATAAGGACCTGGCTAGCCGGATGGCAATCTGGTTGACCAAGTACAACCGGAAAGACCTGAAGACCATGTACCTCCCTACCCTGGCTATTAAGGGTAACGGTCTGCCGTTGGAAATTCAGGACGCTGCAAACGTTCGCAAACTGGCCTACCAGATCAATACCGGCTTCTACCGGATCCTTGAATCGACCGGGCTTAACATCGTCGATCGTAACAACCATCGGTTGGTTTACGACTTCCTTGGGTACGAAGTATGATTCCACATGACGAGAAAGTAAAGAAAGCCATGAACGCGACGCTGTCGGTTGCCAACACCCTGGCTGCCATTCGCGATAGTACCTTTACTGACGGTAAGGTTTACGTTGCCGGCGAGTACGTAGCCAACTACCTCGCCTACCCTGGCGCTAAACTATTCCAGCTCAAAGCCACCCACGGCTTACCGCTGGAGAATGCCGTTGATACCATCATCAATCGGGCGAAGCTCGTCATCGATTGGGAAGGCTTCATCGACGAAGCGCGTAAGAACGGTTGGTACGACTTCCAGACCATCGAGAATATCGAACAGGCTCTGGTTGATGCGGACATCCTGAAAGATACCCGCGAGAAGATCATCCAAGGCTGCAAGCACTACATCTTGGCCAACATCCTTCCGTAATCGTACGGCATACAGCGCAGTGGCTTTCGCCACTGCGCTGTTGGTTTATGCTTGACGTGCAACTACCAGCTTTTCAAAGCGTTCAGTCAGGTAGGTCCCGTCTGCGCTCGATAGACCGTTGGTCAGAATGTTGTCCGACCTCACCTCGATCATGCTGCGCCGTACCTGGGTGATCTCATGGACCATCGCATCAGTACCTGCCAGTTTACCGAACTCCAACATTACAGCTACCGGTTCCATCTTCTGGGCGTAGAGTGCCCAAAGGACTTGGTTGGTAGGAGTCATGGAAGGAAGGCTCACGTCTTTAAGGTAGGTGTCGCCGTAGATCACAGGGATACTGTCCATGATCTCGGTGCCAGACATCTTCTTCTTGGAGACCTTGTCGTAGACCTCTTCGATGACTTCATCGGCGTGCCGGTCCAGCGGGGTCTGCATGAATGTAGCGTTGGTCTTGACCTTGACTACCTCACGGATACCCAGCCTGACTTGAAGCTTGTTGAACATACAGACGTTCAGGTGACTCCGCATCATGCCAACCAGAGGCACGGCACTGAGGAACTGTTCGATCAACTGACCAGGATGTGCTGCCTGCCACATCTTCCATTGTGCCGCCAGTAGCGGGATGTCGATGTTGATCACGCAGAGATCCTTGGCACTCAGGCTAGCTGAGTTCTTAGCGCCCAGTTCGAAGATGGTCATGTCAGACACCGGGTGGTTCATCACCTCCACCGGAGTAACCGAACGCCAGTCTCGCCACAGATCCATGGCTGAGTACTTCTCACTGCGCGTATAAAGGATAGCCTCAGGGCAGTTGTAGAACACACCCTCTTGGAAGATACCGCCTTTGCTGGTACTGGACGTCATCCCTAGCGAGGAGACCATCCGCTTGGCTTCCTGGTCAACGGCTACCATGTAGCGGACCAAGTCACCGTCAAACTTGGTGGTGATGTTGAGGAGGATCTTGGAAAGCAGGTGGCTACTGTCCACCCGGCCCGGAGTCAACCGACGCGCTTCTATATAGCGAGTCATGTTCTCGGCAGCCTTTGCTTTCAGATACGCCATCCTCGCATAATGGAACGGCGACCGGTCGAATCTACCAGTGGCGTTTAGAAGCTGATCCATTTGAGTCGTCCCGATCGGATTCCGTAAATATTTACACATGAACACTAGTATATGTAGAAATACTCGAAGACCTGCGTAACCCGCAGGTCTCGACTAGACCCCTATAATCCGTGCATGCGTTTTTGGTTCATTCTATTGTCGGTAAAGTGCATTGTAAAATACTACAGCCGCACATTATCTTCATGAATGAACGGCACGATGTTGAACATTCGCCCAACGATACCCGGTGGTACGCCGGGAAGTCAGAAGCCTGTATGGCTCACGACGGTGGGTTAGCTAACAGGAAACCCCGATGCGATAGGGGAAGCTGTACAATTAATCATTTCGCACATGTGCACATTTAGGAGTGAAGTAATGAGCGACAATCAAGACAACGATTTCGAACTGGGTGATGGCGGCAGCAAGGCTGGCTCCGGTAGCGAAGATCGTCGTGAACAACCGCGCGAAGAGCGCCGCAGCAGCGATCGCGACACCCGCTCTGGCGATCGTGAAGAGCGCCGCCGCGACGA